TCGTGCTCGGAGCGTTGTATTGATTCAGCCAGAGGGTTTGGGTTAGAGGTTGAACGATTCCGCGCGGTTCGGGCAGATGAGGCGCAGGAAACGCTAGACCTTTTTGAGATTGCATGGACGTGGCGAGATAGCGGGGCGTGCCCGAATACCGGCCTGAAATTCCACCGTTACGGCGGCGGTGATGCGCGGATAGCATGCGCGCTGTCGCATTACTTCCTGTGGCACAAGTGCGCGGAAGATGGCCCGCTGCTGATTTTGGAGCACGACGCGGTTTTCATCCGTGAGTTTGTGCCGTTCGAGTTTGAGGCAATCTGCCAGATCAACGATCCGCTAGGTGCTACTCCGCGTGGCAATTGGTGGGCAGATGAAATGATAAAGCGGGGTCCTGGGATATTCCCGAAAACCCGAGTGCTGGAGGACCCACGACCAGACGGGTTGGCCGGAAATTCTGCCTACGTGATGACGCCGGAAGCCGCGCAACACATGATTGACCTAGCGCGCACTGTCGGGCTATGGCCTAACGATGCGCTGATGTGCCGCCAGCTAGTGCCAAATTTGCAGGAACACTACCCGTTCATAACCCGAGTCGAGCAGGGCCAATCCACCACATGTCACTGAGAGACATTTTTGACAAACACGGCTGCGACCGAGGCAGTAAAAGGCACAAGTATGACCGGCTCTACGAAACAATTTCGCCACCTTCTCGGATGCTGGAAGTGGGCATATTTAACGGTTGCGGGCTGGCGTCCTGGCTGGAGTGGTTTCCAAAAGCTGAGATCGTGGGCCTTGACACGTTTCAACGGGTAGCGCCGGAGAAGATCAAGGTTTTGCAAGACCCGCGCGTGACGTGGTTTAAAGGCGATAGCCGGGACATTGATATACCGGGGCCGTTTGATTTGATTATCGACGATGGCGACCACCGGGCCGGGGCGCAGTGGCAGACGTTTGAAAACCTGTTCCCACTTTTGAGTTCTGGCGGTCTGTACTTTATCGAGGACGTTTGGCCGGACCGTCCGGGCTATCAGAAATTGCTGGACAACTTGGAAAGGTTCCGCGTGGAACATCACGATTTGAGGGGCTATCCAGATTCTTACATTCTGGAAATCAGATGCTGACAGTCTGGTGTGTTTGTTGGGGCGATAAGTACCCCGATTACTACGTCACGCGGCTGAAAGAATCGGTAGCACAGAATACCGAGATCCCGCACCGTTTCGTTTGCGTGACGGATCGAAGGATTCCGGGCATAACCACCATGCCGCCACCGGTTGATTGGCCGGGGTGGTGGGGCAAGATTGGGCTATTCAAACCGGGATTTTCCGGGCCGCTGAATCTATATTTTGACCTTGACGTGGTTATCGTCGGCAGCATTGACTATCTAGCCGACAGCTTAGAGCAGCACAGTCTAGCTATGCCGGAGAATTGGGCCCAGTCTGGGCATGGTGGCTGCCAATCATCTGTGATGGTTTGGCGCGATTGCGAAATCAACCACCAGATATTCGACCTGTTCGATCCCGCAATAGCCTACTGGCCGCCGCGCAATGATGGCGGCAAGCTGTGGGGTGACCAGGAATGGCTTACCAAGTTGCGAGATGATGGCATTATCCGAGTGCGACCATTGCCCGGCGCGAAATCGTATAAATACCATTGCCGCGACGGGCTGCCGAAAGATTGCCGGATAGTTGTATTTCACGGCAGCCCCAAACCTGATGAGGTGATGGAACAATGGTTTCAGTGGTGATGCATTACAACCCCGGCTTGCCGCATCAGGTGCGGCACGCGGAGGCGTTTGAAGCTGCCGGGGTAAAAGCAACTCCCTCACCAGATGGCGAAGCTGATGTGCATATCGTTTCCGGGCCATACTTCGCGCTTCCAAAATGGAACGGGCATTCCAACCTAATCATGATCGACCGCGCATTTTACGGCGATCCTGAATACATTCAGATGTTCTGGCTGAGCCCTGATGGCAGCAAGGCGCACGCGACCGGAACGGAACCACGCCCCAAACCGGAATTGCAGCCGTGGAAAAAATGGAATGTTGGCGAGTGTCGCGCGCTTGTGCTGCCTGATTTTCGTCAGGACGTGACAGATTTAGTTGCTCAGATAAAAGACAGATTCGACAGCGTTACGGTGCGCAGGCATCCAGCCGAATCCGGGCTGAAGTCTGGCGAACAGCCCGAAGTATCGCTGGCTAGTCAGCTTGCAGAGCATCAAGTTTGCATCGGCCATTCTTCCACTGCGCTATTCGAGGCGATTATTGCCGGTCTCCCTGTGGTATGCACGGATACTAAAAACGTGGTCTCAGAAGTTTCTCAGACCGATGTTGAGGGGTTGTTGCTGAGGCCGGACAGAGCCACCTGGTTACACCGGGTTTCATGGATGCAATGGAACCATGAAGAATTTGGACAGGCATTGAATCTTTTAATGGCGCAGAGAAACCTATGCTTGTCATAACTGATGAATACATTACCCAAACCGTAGCGCCAACGGCTGAACCGGTTTCGCGGACTGAAGCCAAGCTGCATTTGCGCGTGGACATCTCAACGGATGACAGTCTTATTGATTCGCTGATTCAAGCTGCGCGCGAGTATGTCGAAATCTACACCGGGCGCGCCTTTGTGCGCAGAACGTACCGGGCCGACATTTCGTATTTCTACAACGAGATGCAGTTGCCCAAAAAGCCGATTGTTTCGATCAGCCATATCAAGTATTACAACACGGCTTCACCTTCCGTCCTTACCACTCTAGCGACGTCAAATTATGCGCTGGATCGGGACATTGTGAAGCTGGCCTATGGCGGCACATGGCCCGCCGTGTACCCGTTCAATAACGCGGTTCAGATCACCTACGTTTCAGGATATGCGCCAACGTCAAGCCCCGACGTGGAGGCGGAAAACGTCCCGGCGGCGGTCAAAGCCGCCATGCTGATATTGATTGGCGACATGTACGAGAACAGGGAAGCCCAGATCGTCGGAACAATTATTCAAGATAACAAGACCGTCATGATGTTGCTGAACACTTATCGGGTTTACAAATGAGACTCCGCGCTGGTCGATTGCGGCATCAACTGGCGCTGCAATCAAAGACCGAGACACGCACCAGCACTGGCGACATTTCGGTATCGTGGGCAACGGACAGCACGGTATGGGGCGCGATTGAGCCTCTCAGCGGGAAGGAGTTTCTCGCCTCATCCCAAACGCAGAATGAAAACGAAGTCCGTATCATCATTCGCTATCACGCCACGATCAATGACACATGGCGCATCACGAATGACGGGCTGGTCTATTCCATCCTGGCAATCATCAACGCAGACAACCGCAACAGCGCAATGGAGTTGATCTGCTCGCAGGGCGTTCTGCAATCGTGAAAGTGGAGTTTCAAGTTCTCGGGCTGAAAGAACTGCAAAAGGCTTTAACGCAACTCCCCAAAGAACTGGTATCGAACAACGGTGGGCCAGTCAAAACGGCATTGATGGCCGCGACGTTGCCGGTCATGAGGACGGCGCAGAACACTGTCCCAGACCGTGATGATGTGATAAATACCGGACGGCTGTCTCGGGCAGTCAGGCGTAGACGCGCAACCAAGACGCGCAAAGGCACAGAGGCCGTTCAAGTATACGTTCGCAAGGGAAAGAGCAGAGAAGACGAAACGGGCGCATGGTATGCCCCGTTTGTTGAGTTCGGCCATCCCGGTTATCCGCCCAGCAGATGGTTTCGCGACTCTTTGCAAAATAACGCGACATCATCCATTGAGATATTCAGAAAGAACCTAGCAGGTTCGATTGCGCGAATCGCCAAGAAAATAGGCAATGAAAACCTGCGGCAAGTAGCGGCGCAGATCAAGAAGTTTTAGTTTTCAGCAGGCGTTCTGCGGGTCTGGATATGTTTCTGGTTCCGGCTTCCCAATGCTTTACAGACCTAACAGACACGCCCAAAAAGCTGGCTAGTCTCTGTTGAGACCAGCCGAGTTTTTGACGAATTGAAAGTATCTCAGTTGGTTTCATTGGGCCACCAGAATTTACGGGCTTCGGCACGTTCCAGTATTTCTTGTTCGGTCAATGGTGTTTGGTAGGTGATCCTGACGCGGCGCAAATCTTCGAACCAGTCCTTATTGCCGGTCAGCGTTTTACCCATGCTCATTGTGCGGTCAAAGTTCTTGCCGGAAAATTTGTCGATCAGGTTGTATAGAAACATTCTCATGGCATTGCTCCTTGGTTGATTTGTGATTCCATTATAGGGAACTATGTGCACCATGTCAATAAGCAATCATGATTAATGTTTACGCCTTGCTGAATCCCATTGCCGGTATCCAGGCTTTAGTCGGCACGGGCACAAGCCCGCAATCGTCGCGCATCTATCCCGGCGTTGCGCCGGAGTCTGCAACGCTACCATACATTGAATGCCACGGCACGGATGAACCTATCAGCACGTTATCTGGAGTGGGCGACCCGCACCGGGAAGACATCCAGTTTAGTTGTTATGCCACTACATATGACGGGGCTCAGGCCCTTGCGACGGCAGTACACGCCGCGCTTCAGGGCAACGGATATCAGAATTTTCGCTCCAGCGGCTATGACGAAAGAACCAAGCTGCATGGCGTATTTATGGGCTGGAGTTTCATAGTCTAGCCCAACAAAACAAGAGTTCCAACGGCCCGCCTAGTGCGGGTTTTTTATTGCCCGAACAGGGCATTTCCTAATGCCATAACCCTAAAAGGAGGGCAATGAAATGGCTTACATTCGCAGTCAAGGTTGCACGATTTGGAGAATGGACACTGAAGTCTCTCCCAATGCCTACGCCCAAATCGGCCAGGTAGTTTCTATCTCTGGCCCGTCCGGCGCCGCCGGCACAATCGACGTAACGCACCTTTCCAGTACCGGCAGAGAGTTTTTGCAAGCTCTTCCAGACTATGGAACGGTTCAGCTTTCCATCATCTTCGATCCCGTTACCGTGTCACTCCAGCATGACGAGCTGTACGCAGACTTTGCGTCTGGTGACGTGAAGTCCTATCAAATCCGCTTGAGCAACAGCCCGCAAACCGAGCTGACGTTCAATGGGTTTGTTCAGGAAATGCCCATCAGCATCGAAATCGATGACAAGGTTGGCGCAACCGTAACACTCAAGACCACGGGCGCAGTCGCGCTGACGTAACAGAGGCCCCTTCGGGGGCTTCTCTTTTTTTCTCACCAAGGAACCTCTAACAAATGTCAATCAAAACATACGAAGAAGTGTTGTCTATGTTTCCTCTCACCCCGGCTGAAGTTGAAATCCAGGTCAGGGATAACCCGACATTCAATATCCTGCTCAAGCCATTAACGTCAGCAGAACGGGACGCCTTTGAGGCCAGTGTAGTAGGAGTGAAGGGCAAAACCGAGCTTCTCAATCTCCGAGCTAGGCTGGTTCAGAAATGCTGGGTTACGCCGGAGGGGAAGCCCGTCAGAAGCGCACAGGATATGGGGAATGAGGCCAGATCGGATTTGGCCGTTGTTCTATTCGACAAGGTACGCGAGCTGAACGGCATGGACAAGGATGTAGCGCAGGTGGAAAAGGAAAAAAACGACTAGCCACCAATCCCAAGCTCCGTTTCAAGTTTGACCTTGCGGCGGAGCTTGGGATGACGGTGGCTCAAGTTGGGGAAATGTCGGCTGCTGAGTTCGACATGTGGATGATTCGGGCCGCGCTTGAACCATTCACGGCGAAGCGCATGGAAGTTTATCTCGCTCAAATCTCCATGTGGATACACAACACCAACGCCAAGAAGGCCAAGCCGCTGAAAGATTTCCTGCTGTTCAAAAATACCGGCGAGTTTGCGCCTGACAGCGTGGACGCAAAGGTTCTGGACGCATTCGGACAACTGGCGCTTAACGCAAAGGGTAAAACGTAATGCACCTGTACGTTCTGACCAATACCGTCAATGGTAAGCGGTATGTCGGGCAGACCGTTGGCTCACTCACGCGCAGATTCGCCTGTCACAAACGCAGCACAGCACCAATCGGGCACGCCATCAGGAAATATGGATGGGAAAACTTCAAGGTTCAAACTTGCAAGGTTGAGTCGCTCGATCTTTTGAACGAACTAGAAGAGTTCGCCATCACCGTTGCTGAATCTAGGTACACGCACCACGGATACAACATCAAATTCGGCGGGGACAATCAGCGCGGGCAACCCGTCTCTGACGAAACGCGGGCCAAGAGAAGCGATGCGCTTAGAGGAAGGAAAAGACCTCCCGAAGTTGTGGAGAAAATCGCAGCCAGCAACAGAGGGAAGAAACGCTCCCCTGATAGCGTTGAGAAACACCGTCAGGCATTGCTTGGCAGAAAGCACACACCGGAGCATTGCGCCAAGATTAGCGCGGGAAATAAGGGGCGGGTCTTTACTGAAGAGACAAAGGCAAAGATTTCAGCGTCCAACGTTGGCAAAAAGCGATCTCCTGAGGCGATTGAAAATATCCGCCGGTCACAGATTGGAAAGAAACACTCTGCCGAGACAAAAGCGAAAATGAGCGCAGCGCACAAAGGCAAGAAACTCAAATCCAGAACGCCAGAACAGTTGGCGGCAATGAGCGCAGCTATGAAAGGAAAGTCGTGGTCGGCTGCGCGTAGAGCGGCGCAAGAAAGGAGGGCAGCATAGTGGCGTCCCTGGCCAACTTGGTTGTGTCAATGATTGCTGACGTGTCGAAATTCGACACGGACATGCAGCGCACGGCCAAGCAAAACACCGCACGCATGAAGCAAATGGAGCGAGAGGCGCAGGCGGCTGGTAAGGCTCTTGGCGTGGCGTTTGCTGCGGTTGCCGCTGCGACGACTGCTGTCGTGATTAAGTCCGCCAATGCTGCTGACGCGATCCGGGAATTGTCATTACGCACAGGCATTGGCGCGGAAGCCTTAAGCCACTATCAGGCGATGGCTGAAATGTCTGGTGTATCGCTGGAGCAGTTCACGACCGGCATTGGTAAGATGCAGCGGAGCCTGGTGGAAGCTGCAACTGGAACGGACGCACAACGTGCTGCGTTTGAGCGTCTTGGTTTGTCTGTTTCCGAGGTTCTGAAACTCTCTCCCGAGGAGCAATTCCAGGAAATAGCTGAAGCCATTTCTAACCTCGGATCGGCAGCAGAAAGGACAGCGGCGGCGCAGGAGATATTCGGGCGCGCTGGCGCTGCTTTGCTGCCTGTAATGGCGCAAGGAAAGGCAGGAATATCAGCCATTGCCGATGAAATGGACCGCTTTGGCGCGACCATAACGGAAGGGTTTGCAGCCCGCGCTGACCAGTTCAATGACAATCTGGCGCGGCTTGAATTGCGGGCTGTTGGATTGGGTAATGCTTTTACTGATTCACTCCTGCCGTCTTTGCTGGATATTCAAACGGCAATGTTAGGAGTCGGGCCTGCTACCGATACAGCGGCGAAGGCTGGCGAAAAGATCGGCAGTGTGCTCAAGACCCTTGCGACAGCGTTTGTAGTGGTCAAGGAAGCCGCCTTGTTATGGGGGCGCGTCATGCTTGGCGCGTTCACTGCCGTGCTGAACGTTACCCGCGCAATATTCTCTCCCGTCATTGGCGCGATTGAAGGCATAGGGGAAGCCCTGCTCAGACTGTCCAGCGGCGACTTCTCCGGCGCGCTTGCAGCCATCAAAGATATTCCGCAAAAGATAGGCGCAGAGTTTGCCGCCGCGGCCGAACAGGTAAAACTCGCCAGCGGATTTCTGGTCGAGCAGTTCACCGACGACATACCAGCCGCCATCGATCGCGTTAACAAATTCTTTAATACCCATGCCAAGGTAGTTGATGGCGCCGCCGATTCACTAGGAGGATTTGGCAACGAGGCTGCAATAGCAGCGAAGGATATAAAAGTCCTAGAGAAAGCTGCCGCAGACTTCATCAAGCGCGCTAAAGAAAATAAGGAAAAGGTTGAAGATAATATCGCGGCATTTGAAGAGTTTCACGACAAGCTTCAAGACCTGCGAGACGTGGGCGATCCTGTTGGCGCGATGGTGCGCGAGTTCACCGATAAACTCATATTCTTAAACGGCGTTCTGGCTAACTCGCCCGGCTTTGCTGAAGAATACCGCCGCATCCTGAATGTGCTATCCGATGCACTTGGCAAGGCCGCTGCTGCAACGATTCCGGTGGCTGAAGAGTTCGATGCCATGAATGAGGCCATGCTCGAAGGTGTCCGCATCCTGGAGCGCACCTTTAACGATCTCTGGACTGGCCTGTTAGACGGCTCGGTAAACGCATGGGATGGCATCCTTGACGGCTTCAAGGCATTGCTCGCACAAATGCTGCATAGCCTGATTTCCGCGCCGCTGATTAAAGCCTTGCAGGACGTGTTTAAGGAGGGCGGCGGCGGAGTCAAGAATCTGGACTACGGCGCAATCGGGACCGCGTTAGCTGGCGCGATTGGTGTAGGGCTGGGCGCGATATTGGGCGGCGGCGGCCAGGGCGCCGGCATCGGCTCTGGTCTTGGCTCGATTCTCGGCAAAGCCGCTGGAAAATCCCTGCTCGGTTCGCTCGGTTCATTCGCCGGGCCGATTGGTACAGTTATCGGCGGCATCTTAGGCGGGCTATTGGGCGGGCTGTTTGACAGCAGCAGACCGTCCATATTTGAAGCATCCGGGAGCAGCAATGCCGGGGCTTCGGGCAGCGATGATGACACATTCGCCGATAGCGCATTTGGGCGCACGTTCATTCGGTCACGACGTCTTGACGCCGCGGCGATAAACGAGTTCAAAGCCGCGCTGGGTGAGTTTGATAAAACCATCGCGTCATTTTTAGACGACAGTCAGATAGCGACCATCACGACAGCATTGTCTGACTGGACCAAAAAGATCGAAGGCGAAGTCCTCACGGCAGAGCAGCTACTAGGCTCTCGGTTCGACGCCATCCTGTCCACCTTCTCCGATGATCTGCGTCAATTTGTAAATGGCGCGGAAGCGTTGGAGGAGCGGATTGCGCGGCTACAGGTTGGTGTCGGCGCTGAGAAGCTATTCGCAGATAACGGCGATTTGTTCGGCAGTCATACGGTAGCGGAATTTTTAGCCGTTGTGGAAGCGTTCAAAGACGGCACAGAAAGCATTACCGACGCATTCAATGAAGTCCTGCAACTGCTGGACGCTATATCTACGGTTAAAAGTTCCCTAAAAGATTTTGGCAGCTCAAACCTGGGCGCGGATTTCGCCAAACTGATGCAGCTCCAGTCTGAATCCGTAGTCGATACACTGACCCGGTTAACGTCCAGCCTTGCCGACGCAATCACCAATTTTGACGGCAGCCCAGAGCAGCTTGTAGAGATAGGCAATCTGGCGCTCTCTGTGAGGCAGCAGGAGCTTACCGCGCTCTCCTTGATAGATAGCGTGGCTAAGGGCTTAAACGCCAGCCTGGAGCGTTTACGGAGCGATGTAAACGCCACGATCAACGGGCCAAGGGCGGCAGAGGATGTTCTGTTCGACGCCCGCGCCTTAATCGGTACGGTATCGCAAGCGCAGACCCCGGAAGATATTGCAAGGATTGGGCAGGAATTTGAAGCCCTGATCCGGTCGCTGTCTCCTGAGGATACGAAAGCATTTGGCACGACCATCAATGCTCTTATCGATTCATTCCAAGCCGTCTCTGCCGAATCCGCCTCCCGCATTCATCAGGCCATTCTGGACAGCGGCGCGGACATCCGCGCAATGGCCGCTGGATTTGCCGATCTGATCGATCCGATACAGGTTATTGCGGACAGCAACGAGAAAGCCGCGATTGCTTTGGAGTCCATTGCCAGCGGGCAGGCTGTTATCACCACGCAGACGGTGCAGCAGGTACAGGCTGGCGACACGGTAGGGCAGTCTGATGCAATCGCTCAGAGCGTCACTGACGCGCTGTCAGACGGCGTTGATGATATGGCCATTCGGCTTTCAAACGCAATCCGAACTGGTTTCGCCGGGGCTAATGTCTCCGTTAATGTGATTGTTCAGGACAGCGGGCTTGTCACGCAATGAGCCGGACATTATCGGCCACGATATCCACGGCGGTAGTCCAGCCGGTCACAAGGCCCATTCATTTGATTCGCATGGGCTGGGCAACGGAAGTCAGAGCTGCAACGTGGGACCAGAATATCACCTGGAACAGCGAGACATGGACCGCTTCAGGTCTTGAGGTTACAGGACTAGATGCGAATGGCGGAAGTCTCACCATGCCCGCAAGTCTTTCTGATCCATGGCTGGCTTTGGTGGTCGGCGAGGTTCCTAGAAACCGCACGATTCAGATATACGAGCATCACACGAATTACACGGTTTCGCCCGCGGTTTCTGATGCCGTACTGGTTTTCGATGGCTTCATGGACGAAGCGCAGATCGGTCAGGCCATCCGCGTATCCCTGATTGAAGGCACGCAAAAAAAGGGCTTCCCGGTCGGGAGAATTGACCGGCCTACGTATAACTACCTACTGCCTCCCGGTTCCCGGATTCAATGGGGCCTTGATATCGTGATGGTGAACTGATGGCTGACTACCCGTACACCTCACACTTGTTGGATTCGAGACAGGAGCTTGAATCCGGCATTGATGATGACTTCTCACAGCCCGGTATTCAGCACTCCCGTATATTTCATGGTCGGCAGTATTACCGATTCAAAGTCATTCATTCGCTGACCTTGGCGCAATTCAATTCCCTGCTGGCCACCTATGCCGCAGGCCCGCGTGATGACTACACCTTTCAGTATCATTCCGTCTCACCTCAAGTCACCTATACCGTCAAGTTCTTAGCTCCGCCTGAAATTGTTGAAAACATCGGCTTGTCTCGATTTTTTGTTGAGTCTAATCTGCGCGGATATCGCAACTGATGGCCGGTCGGATCATCATTCCAGGCCCGGTCACGCGGGACGGCACTGTCACAGGTTCAGTCGCGCAACTCCCCGGCGCAAATATCCCTATTGTTCGTGACTACCCAATAGCCACGACCACCATTCTACCGGACCCCAAAGCAATCAGAGCTACAGCCCCTAAGCGCATATCCAATCAGATCAACATCACCGCAGCCCGTGCTGGCGACCCTGAGCCGTATATTTTTGGCCGTTGCATTTGCGAGCCAAAAATCATTGCAGCGGACGATACAGACGAATATCTGGTACTCGATCTGCTGTGGGCGGGGCACCAGTGCCAGGAAATCGAATACCTCATCTACTCGAACATCAACGAAGGGCTGGGAACGGCGCTCGGACACAACCAACATTTTCTAGGCGCGACAGGCCAAGTCGCGTCTACGATCATGTCCGCACTCAAAGGGTCTTATGACGTTTTAGCCGGGAAAACCCACAGCGTCATATCATGGCGGCAAGCCTTCGGCCTTGATATCAAAGCGATGATTAAGGGGGCGCTGCTCAGAGATCCCCGAAACAGTCCAAGCACTCCGATCTATTCTGCGAACCCCGCCTTGTGCCTTGCGCGTATTTTGGAAGATTCCGGCTACACTTGCGACGATACCAGCCTGTCCGATGCCGCAGATTATTGCGATGAGCAGTTAGGCTCTCCGCAGGAGGCGCGATGGGAGGTCGGTTTACAGATTTTAGACATTCAAGACCTGCGTTATTGGGTGCAAACCTTCGCGGTCTATTCAAACTGCTTTGTCGACATTCAAGGCGGCAATGTCTACATCATCCCCGACAAGCCCCGCGCTTCAAATCATACCGTTACAGGTCACGTCTCTCCTGCTGGTGATTCCGAGATGTTGGAAGGTTCTGTAAGCCTGGTCACTCCGGGCGCGCGCAACGTCCCCGAACACGTCTCTGTTTCGTACCGGCCGATACTTGAATACTATTCGACCGACTACAACGCATACAGCGAAACCCGAACCGCGACAACAGCGACCACAGCAACGCCCGGCAGCATCACGTCACTAATCCTGCCCGGTATTCAATCCTACTCCCGCGCCCGCAGACTTGCGGTGATGACCTACAACAAAGCCCACAACTCAAAGCCGCTGGAATTTGTGAGCTTCGACGAGGGATTAAAGCGCACCATCGGAGACGTTGGCACAATTACCAACTCACTGTATGGTCTGAGCGCGCAAAAGATGGCGCTGATTGAAAACCAGCAGGTAGAGCGTGGCAGGTGGAAACGGAAGTACGACATTTATGACACGGGCAATTATTCCGACTCGCTGTTTTCGGAATCGGCGGTTAACACAACGTCATTACTAGACCCGAATGATCCGCCTGTAGGACCTACCCCTACTCTGGTGCAGGAAGAATACACAGACGCGCTAGGGGATCCGCAGAGCCGAATCAAAATCACATGGACCGGCGTGACCTACGCTTATATCGAGGACTACCACGTCACGGTTACAGGTGACGATGAGATGGAAACCATCGTTCTTGATACCTACGTGGAACACGCCGGGGCGGGAGACACGCATACGGTTTACGCTGGTCCGACAATCCCCGGCGTGACCTACACAGTCAACATTAACCGCAAATCCAACGCGCAGGCGCAAGGCTCAGCCGGAACCGCAGACTTACTAATAGTTGCCGCCGATATTCTGTGGGACACAACGCCGCTTACATGCGTTGGATTGGATGATGGCCTTGACAGCCAAGGGCTTTATCAGGGGTACGCTGCGCTTAATTTCTGGGGCGAGATGCTGGAATGGCCAGACGCTACAGCCTGTTCATTTACGCGCAATGTCGCTACCGCTGCCGTTGCGCGGGTTATCTCGCATGAGTTCATTGCGGGTGAGTACATTATCAAATATGACAGGGTGCCGACCACCTCGCCAGAAAGTTATCCTGAGGTATGGCTCAACGGACTCACTGAGCAGCACGGGGTATGGCACGAGCTCTACGGCGCAGAGCTGTTTATTGAGGACACGACAGACGACGGCAGCGATAACACGATAACAATTGACGTGACCATTGCACAATCCAATGGTGCGTCTCCGCAAGGCCCGGTAACAGGCACAGAACACGTCAAACGCGTAACCCTTGAGTCCGGGTACGGAGACCGTCCTTTTGTGTGCGAGCGGTTCGTGTACTCGAACGGCACCAACATGACGGCCACCACGACATTTAATACGATGTATGGCGACCCGGAAACAAATAATAACCGGGTTATAGGCGGGGGCACTCCCAGCCCCAATCCGCCAACATCCGGCGACCATGCGGCGACGATTAAAGATGCGTTTGCGGTATTCTCGGACGCGCGAATCCAGATGATTTGCAGCTACGGTTCAGCCGGCGGGACGTTCGGCATATTAGGCAGACAGGCGGATGATCCGAACGACGGCGACCATTGGGAGGTGGTCGTAACCAATGCTGACACTGAAAACCCGGTGCTATCCATTCGTGAAATTGCGAATAATGCCGTAGTTGCTACCCGCGCCGCCGTGGTATTGACCGGAGAGGGGCCATTTACAGGTAACGGGACAGGCGCTTTCTACGCCGGCACGATTGAAATGGAGTGCTTGGGCACGCTTATCACGGGCCGCATGTGGACGCCTGTTTACGGCACGCTATATGAAATCAGCTACACCAGCACAACGTACCAGACGAATAAATATTGGGGCTTTCGATTCACCGGCGCCAATGCTGGGTGGGTGGATGATTTCAAAATCTACAATCTCGAACCCTATCCGGTACTAGCAAAATACCTTGGGGATGGGTCCAGCCCGGTCAAATATTACACGTTAGGACATACACCAGGCGCCAGCCCAACGGTATGGACGGGCGGACTGCTGCCGTCTACCGGGTCTGGTGATAGCTGGCAAAACATGGCCCTTGCGTTCTGCGTCTACCCGGTGACGCATGACGATAACAGAATATTTATTTTCGGGTCTACGCAGTCAGCTATCACTATTGCTACTAACGATTCGGACGGCGGAATGTGGCTTGATTGCCGTGATCCCAGCACCGGGCTGCACCATTCAATAACGATCCCCGGCGTTCTGGCTTCCGGGCAATGGCACTCCGTCATGATCTCTGCATATCCGTATGGATCACCATCGCGGCTGTATTGCAAGGTGTGGATTAATGGCGTGGAGGAATATGCGGGCGACTGGAATCCTGATTTCGACCAGGTTGCACCGATGGACTGGTCTGGCCGGTGCTATGTTGGCGCTGGTGATTTCGGGTCCGGCTCAGCACCTGGCCATGATCCTGATTTCTGGGAAGGCCTTGATTGTTATCTGTCGTATGTTTGGGCGAAAGAAACGGCGCTTGACCCAGCGACAAACTGGAACAAATTCTTCGATGCGAACAATAGACCACGCTGGCTTGGAACGACTGGTGAACGGGTGACAGGATCGGCCGCTGATACCTATTGCCCGAATGGAGATTTTACCGACAATTGGGGCACCGGGCCAAACTGGACAGAAGTGGGGACTGTTGATGACGCGCCGTCAAGCCCGTCTGATTGAGCATCACGCCGCTTTCCGCCGCCTTCTCAGCATCTTAATCACCCTTTCCTGCCTTTCCAATTCTGCCGCCGCCCAATCCAGCGCGTCGGCAAACTCGAACAGATTGTGCCCTACCTGCCTTGCATTGCCAGCCAGGCGGCGCAGTTCAGCGGGGCATAGCTCATTCATGCTCTGACTCCTGTAGGGCCGCATTGATAGCTCCCCATGTCGCTTCGTAATACCCGTGTTTGTGGGTCTCACCGTACTTGTTCCAGTATCGCCAAAAAGCGTCGGCAGTTTCATGCGTTGGTGCAATCGTTTTTGCCTGTTTCTTTAGTTTGACGTTCTCCTGCTCCAGTTCGCGGATGCGTGTCTTGTCTTTTTCACGCAGCCCCATTTCATACTCAGGACAATTTCCCATCATTCACCTCCTCTGGCGCGGATTGCTTTTATGGCATTAACAGCGATAAGGTCTAATTCATCAAACCAGCCGTAATCCAGAAGCCATTTGATAATCGCCTCCCTCTCCTCCTCCACTGCTGCTTTGATAGCGGCTTCGTGTTCCGCACGCAGGCGTTCAACAGCCTCTTGCCATTGCAAGGCTTCCTGCGCTTCGGCAAATTCGGCTTTGACCAGCCATTGATCGGCCAATGAATGATCCAATTTATGCAAATGACTCAACCGCGCATTCTCCGCCTCCAGAAATGCGATATCTTTGAAGTCACTTTTCAGCCGCGAGTTTTCATCCTCCAGTTCACGGATTCGCTTCACAGCAAGACTGTTAGTATGGGTGGCAATTCCAGTATGTTCATGAAACAACTTTGCGGCTTGCCTACAGGATTCACAGCCTTCTACTGGTCTCCATTCTTTTACCACTAGGTCACTCATGCTCTGGCTCCTGAAGTTTGACTTGTGCATTGGCTAAATCCATCTCAAGGCTGCATACATCTTTCCATAAGGCCCACTCAAGTTCAGAATACAACTCCGGTCTGTCGTTCTTGATGGTAATTGTTTTTCTTCTGCCATTGGGCAACTGGTATGTGTACTTGCTGTCACTCATGCTTTGGCTCCTCTGGCGCGGATTGCCTGCATGAGTTGTATGCCGGAAAGCATCCTAATCAGTTCAATTATTTCCTCCCTCTCCGCCTCCACCGCGGCCTTGATAGCTGCCGCACATTCACGATGTGCGTTAAGTGTACATTCTGTCGCATACGCTTCGGCATCTTCAAAGAGGACCCATTCGCCAGTTTTACTCTCGTGCTTTTCGCTGGAATAACTATCGTACCGTTTCATTTCCTCCGCTCCTTGAAAAACCACAGAAGGAATACGAACGCTAAAAACAAAGTCACAACTTCATAAGTCGTCATTTCTCCACCTCCCGTATCTCCACACGGACGCATTTCCAGCGGAATTTTGGCCGTAGGCCTTTATCGGTATATAGCTGGTGATCGCCAATACATTGCTTGCGGGTATGGCTCAGCGTCCAGTAGGCCAATGATCCATCAGGCCGTTTCAGTATCCACGCCTTCACGAGTACACCACCTGCGCCGATGTGGTGACGATTTCGTCGCACTCTTTGCTGCGTACCTGGTAGTTCGTCATGGTCCAGCCCGAGTCCTGATTGAGGGTTTTTGCGTCCATGTAGAAATCCATCACAGCCCCTTCGCCGACCTGAAACACATCGCCCTCTTTAATCCCGACCAGCCGCGGTTTGTGCGGACCACCGAGGACTATATCGGTGATGGTCAATGTCCCTTCAAGCACCGTAAACCGCGCACGTTGCCAGCGGCCCACAATGTTCCGTTCTTCCACTTTTCGTGTGCCGTAGAGAATAGGCGCGCCAGTGTCAAACCAATTTGTCCCGGAATTAACCTCGAATTTCAGCTTCGTGGTGGGTGCGGGCGGCGGGACAGGGGCCGGAGTCGGGGCAGGTGGCGGTACGGGGACGGGTGTCGGAACAGGAGCATCATCAAAAATGGATTGCATGGTGTATGACCATGGCTGCTTGCCAGTCGGCGCGAACCAGACATGCAGGCCGGCGGCGACTTCTGACAGCTCTACCTTACCCCACGGTGTTTCCTCAACATCGTCCAAATCTGCAATGTTCCCGATGTGACCGCCTGCCGTGATCCAGGCCTCAAGTGGTGCCATTTTGCCCACGCGTTTTCCGCTGCACACCAGCCACATCTGCGCGCCGTTGTTTTTGTAGCTGAAAAAGTGCGCCACGATACGCCCGTCTGCGTGCTCGAAAACGTCCAGCCCTTCGCCGCTGTAGGCCGGGCTGTACCAACTGCCTGTCATGTTCATTTCCATTCTCCTGTATGCGCGTTAAAGCCCTGCAAATCGCGCTTCAGCCTTTTTAAATTATGTGCTCTAGCATGGCGCAATCTGCCCAAAGTCAATTCAATCAGAATGTTCACATTCTCATCGCAGGCGCGGTTAATTTCTTTTGCCTTACGCACCGCGTCTCTGATTTCGTCCCATGGGTTGTCCATTATAAAATCCTCCAAACCCACACCGTCAACGCCAGCAGGGCTAGAATGGTGTGCTCGCAGCACCACTTACGAATGGGGGTGTTCATCTGATTGGTCTGCATGTTTTAATTTCGCCGCCATTTCCATTTTCTTCATCCGCTCTCTGTACCGCCGGAAAATCCCTATCAGCGGTAATGCCTGATAGTACCCGCGCTCCCGGCAGAATTTCTCAAACGCGTCTAGCTCGCTCATGCGTCCAGATCGTGGATGACTGCCCACTCCGCACCGTACTTGATTGCGCGGATGGTTTTGACCGCGTTAAACCGCCGCGTGTAGCCCTCGGACTGGCAGATGATCAGGCCATTACGCGCTTTCAGGTGCCAGTACCACTGGCCTTTGCTTTTCCATAATTCAAATTTCATCATTGCATCCTCGGTGGTGGCCATTGGGCCAGTTGGTTAAACGCCTGATGCCGTGCGCGTGTTTCGCGCTCTCGTTTCTCTGCCTCGCGCCGGTCCCTGGCGATAGAGCGACATGACCGGCAGTTGTATTCGTGCGCGCCGAACACATCCTCGGGCATGGTTTCGTGACAGTGGGAGCAGGTTTTCATATAGTCACCCCATGCTGATTATTCGAGGCAGTTCGTGGTCGATATTTACGTGAGTAACGCGCCATTCACGCACGCGGCTTCCTAAGTTCGTAGACTCTTCTGTCGCAATCCTAACGTCGCCCAACATTAACCCCGTGGCTTCGCTCAACTCTAACAATCTCCGTTGCACAATATCCGCGATATCCGCCCGTAATCGTTTCTCGGTTTCATAAACCGCTTGCACTAAGCCTTGCGCTCTCATGCCGCCCTCGCTTTGTCTTGCGGGTACATCCACGTACCCTCGGGCCTACCCCACGAACCGGTGCGTTTGATGGCGGTTTTTATCAGCCATCCTTGAGTGGTGAGATTCGTCAATGCTCGCCTGATTGACGTTAGCGGCGCTTGCGGCAATAAGCCATTGATCTGCGATGGCGTGTACAGGATTCCCGCGTGCTGGCGGAAAAATCGCAGAATCACATCCTCCTGCCGAATAGCAGCCTGGCGGAACAAAGCAAGCTGCGGGTTAGCTTCATGGGTGGTGTTAAAGTATGTCATTTTTCATTCAACCTCCTCCGTCATCATTTCCATTTTCCCGGCTAGCGCATGAGCGCAATCAGGCAAAAACTGAATGATCCCGTCAGTTATGAAAAGATGGCAGCGCGTTGATGGATTGGCCATATTGGTGGCAACGCTCGGGCGGAAAGTTGGCTTCGACAAATCACCATTGAAAGTCCACTTTGCCCCGCGACTATTTGGTTCTCTGGTGTACACGATATGTCTGCTGACACATCCTGGGCAGAAAAAAGAATAGCCCATCGGGGGCGTATCGGTTTCTCCGTACAAAACGAATGGTTTGACTAAATTCACTCCATCACCTCCCTTAGAATCCATATTGCCGCTTCATCTTCTTCAATGCGTTTCTGGTTCCATGTGTGCAGCTCGACAACTAAATGGATGCTCGCTCCACACTGGCAGGTTTCTGTGACTTCTTTTTTCATTCCGTTCTCCTGGCATCCTCATATGCCGTCCTCCATTCCTCGACCGGCTGGCGAGTACGGCCGGCAAGTGGCGGGTAACGGTTCAGCCGTACCGCAAGCAGCGGAGCGATGCACAGAACCGCTACCTATGGGGAGTGGCCTACAAGCTGCTACAGGACGCTACCGGGCAGCCCGCAGCGGACTGGCATGAGTACATGCTTGGGGAGCATTTCGGCTGGGAGGAAACGGAATTATTTGGCAAAAAACGCCTGCGCCCTTTAAACCGCAGCAGCAAATTGAACACGCTGGAGTTCATGGATTACGTGGCTTTTATCCAACAACGGGCCGCAGAAAATGGCCTGTACATACCGGACCCAAATGAATAGCGCCATCCGAAAAAGTGCTCGCGGCGAAATGTGCACTCTGCGCCTTGACTGGTGCTGCAATGGCGACCCTGCAACTACGGTACTGGCCCATGTTGGCCATCACGGCAGCGCAAAACGCAACCATGATGAAGAGGCAGTTTTTGCTTGCAGCGCATGCCACGACGCTCTGGATTACCGCACACCGTATTTCCTGGACGATGACGAAGACCAGCAACGGAAGATGCACGTGGTCCGGGACTTGTGCATCCGTAACGCGCTGGCTAGGACGCACGTGATTCTCAGAAAGAAAGGATTGATGCAATGAACCATGGTCTGCTGCTTCCCGCTCCCTCCTCTCACTCCCCCCAGGGGAGTGGCAGACCACCTATTCCGAGGTGATGCAATGAACTACTACAACACCACCCACGAATCCGAGCCGCAATTATCGCTGTTCCGCCAGGCTGCGATCCGACAGGAAGATGTGATTCTGCGGTTCTTTCGCCAGCACGCGGGGATCTTGTACACGCCATCGCAGATAAACGGCCTGTTACCGCAAGCGCCGTTGACGTCAATCAGGCGCGCGTTGACGAACCTCACCACTCAAGGATGGCTGATAAAAACCGCCATCAAACGTACTGGCAGCTATGGCCGGCCAGAGCATACCTGGATGTACCCACAAGACCACGCGAGGGCAGCATGATCATAAATTGCGGCAAGCGCCGGCTGATTTCGTACCAGTACGGCTGGCGTATCGAAATTGAGCACACCAGCCAGAAAGGCGTTGTTTCGTGGCGCGAGGATTTTAACCCGTACCCCGCTAGCCTTGCAGATGCGTGTGAGAGCCTGTTAGAGCGCGAATTTAACGCGGGGCCTGATATCACCATGGATCAGCTGCCCGAAGCCCTCAAAACGGCTGCCAGCACAGTGAGGAAATACATGGAACTGGCGAGGACGGCAGCTTAACAGGAGACAGCATGAAAAAGTATGACGTAGTTTTTGCCCGGCGGTACACGGCCAATGGCGAGGAAAAAACGCACTGGATTAATTGCGGCGCGGTTATCACCACCAAGACCGGCGGGTTTTGTTTGAAACTCGAAACGATACCCGTTGGGTTTGATGGCTGGTTCAGCCTGTTCGAGCCAAAAGCGAAAGACGAAAAGCCGGAGAAATCCAAGCCAGAGCCCGAGCAGTTCCGGGAAGATGACATTCCATTTTAGGAGGACAGCATGAGCAAAAAGAAAACAGCACGACCGAGATTCGAGTATTGGCGCGGCTGGGATGGTGACTGGTATTTCCACGGCATCGCGCGCAATGGAAAGATCGTGTTCCCGTCCGAGGGGTACACGCGGAAAGAGAATTGTTTAAAGGGCATCGCTGCGGCAAAGACCATCGCAGCAAGTGACGTGATAATCCAGGTTGAAGAAGATGGCATCTGGTGATCCAACAGACCTGGACGCGTTTGAAAAATTCTGTAAGGAGCGCGGGCACTATGCAGCCTACCCGCTGATAGAGAATTTCCGGCGGTACCGGGAGCGGATGAAGGAAATGGAAATGGCGGCGAAACTGAAACACGCCGGACAGTCAGATGAACATCAAACGCTGGCGAATTGAACACACAATTTTGACGCTGTTTACTGCGCTGGTTTGGACAATCAGGTTAACAGGAGAATGAAATGAACATGACAGGCAGTTGGTACTCGCCAGCATACTCAGGCGAGGGCATTGACGTTTTCGAGCACCCAGACGGGCGCATAGTGGCGCACTTTTTCAGCTACGACGATGGGAGGCAGATGTGGCTGGTGTGCTCCGGCAAGCGCATGGGCAAAATGGCAACGCTGGAGGTGTGGACTACATCAGGCGGCGACATTGGCGGGCAGACCGCCCTGCGGAACGTGGTTGAAAAGCCGTGGGGCATAATTGAACTGTCAGAAGTTCCGACCGGCCTGCATGTCTGGTTTGCGCCGAACGACCAGCAGCCGTGGTCATACACCATGCAATCCATTTTTGACCCGGTGGATGCTCCAATCCCTACACCCGTACCGCCACCAGTACCGACTCCGCCACCCGCAACTGGCCCTGTGTTGAAGTTCGAGATTAACCCCAGCCTGGATGGTACACGCTGGTATGACACTGGATACCCGGTCTTGTGGGGAACAGACAAAGTGCCAGAACCAAACATCAGTCGCTGGCACTATCGCGCCCGGTTCAAAGTGGTTTCCGGCGGGCCGCTGATCATTACCAAGACGATCACCAGCGGACCGCATAATCCGCACATGACTGGAATCAAGGAATGGGCTGTGTACCAAAATGGCGAAGGTGCCGTTCTTAATTTTTACATCGGGCCGCAGACCACCAACAAGTCTTCGGGTTGGGAAATGACCAATTTTGAAGTGTTTGCAAAAGAGACCGGGCTGTCGCTATTGCCCGGAATGGAACCCGGCCAGATAGTCAAACTCTCAGCGCAGGTGGTGTACTCGTGAAAGTGATGGCAAGAGCTGACTGCACAAATCATCACCATGCTTGTGATTGCAGGGAGGCTGAATTTGCCAAGCTCCGCGAACAGAACCGCGAACTGGAAGGATACGAAGATCAGTCTGTAGAAATTAATGCTTTGCTGGACAGGACGGTAATAGCCGAATCCCGCATCCACGAACTGGAAGTAGCAAACGAGCAGATGAACGCCAACAGCACAGCAGCAATACGCCGTGCTCTGGTTGCCGAGGCTGAAGTCGAAATGCTGAAAAAGAACATCGCAATACTTTCAAAAGAAGCGGCACACGCCGAGGCCGCGCTGTCTGCCCTGCTGAAATTCCATCAAGAGGGTGATGATGGTGCAGCACTACCCCGCGAATACTGGTCAGGAGATTATCGTGCGGCAGTTGAACAGGCGGAAGCCGCCATTCAGGAGCCAGAGCATGATGGCCGCTGATGCTCAATCAGACGGGCTTGACGGCGCGTCATCAACAGTCCCCACTTCTGTCCAGTTTGGCCCGGTGCCCCAATTGTCGGTAAAATCTCCATTCGGGCAATAGGTATCAGCGGCCGAT